TCATCGACACCTTCGACAAGCTCAAGACCGCGATCGAGCCGACCTCGCAATATTCCGATGTCGCCGCCGCCGCTGTCGCCCGCGAATGGGACGACCGGCTGATTTCGGCCGCGCTTGGCACTGCAACCCTCGGCACCGACGGCGCTTCCTTTACCTCAGAGACATGGGCCTCAATCTCCGGCTCCTATTCGATTGCCTCGACCTTCCGCTCCACCGCGGCCTCCGGGCTCACGGTCGCCAAGATGATCGAAGCCAAGCGCATCTTCCGCAAGGCACAGGTCGATCTGGAAGCCGAGCCGCTGACCTGGGTAACCAACAGCCAGGGCGAAAGCGATCTGCTCAACCAGGTACAGGTCGTCTCCACCGAGTTTTCCGACAAGCCGGTGCTGCAGGAGGGCAAGGTTACTCGCTTCCTCGGCTTCGACATCGTCTATTCCGAGCGCCTGCAGGTCAACACGACCAACGTCCGCTCGAACCTCGCCTTCGTCAAATCCGGCCTCTATCTCGGCGTCTGGCAGGACACGCTGAACAACATCAGCAAGGCGGAATGGCTCGAGAGCCAGCCCTACCAGATCTACACCACGATGTCGTCGGGTGCGGTCCGGCTGGAGCCGGGACGGCTTGAGGAAATCCTGTGCGCCGACACCTCGGCCGCTGCCGACGTAACGCCGTAAGGAGCCGCCCATGTCTGTCGATCACGTCAAGTCCACCTACATCACCAACCTCGACGCTTCTCCCGCGGTCATCAATACCGCGGGCGAGGGCGGCCCTGCGGCGCTGAAGTCGATCGAGGGGTTCGCCACCGCAGTTGCCTCCTCGAGCATCAATGCGACCTATCAGTTTGTCCGCGTTCCCTCGAACTGCAAGGTCAAGGCGGTTCATCTCGAATCCGCCGCCCAGGCCCAGGGCTCGTTCGACATCGGCGTCTATTACGCGACCGATGGCGAGGGCAACCAGCCGACCGCATTGCTCGCCGCTGCCGCCATCAGCCAGGCGCTATTTGCCTCGGCGGTTGACCTGACCTCGGCGGTCGGCATCACCGACGTCACCAACGAGAGCGGCAGCTACACCATCGACAAGCGCGTCCAGCCGTTGTGGCAGGCTGCGGGCTTGACGTCCGATCCCGGCGGCTATTTCGACATCGTCGGCACGGTGACGACCGCAGTCACCACCGGCACTGGTCGCATCGGCCTGCGCGTTACCTTCACCGACTGAGGCTGATCCATGGCGAGCCATTTTGTCAGCCTCAAGCGCGGTATCGAGGGCACCGCGATCAACGACTACACCACGGGTACGTCGGCCACCACCGACCTGTTCGAGTTTCGCGTGCTCGACGGCGTGACGCCGACCAAGACCGAAGTGCTCAAGGCCATCGAGGCCATTGAGCGCTTCTTTGAAAATTCGCTGCAGGTCAGCACGGCCGGCTTCGACATCGCAGGCTAAGGAGAGAAAGAATGCCCGACGGATCAATTCTCAATGGCATCGTTGGCTCTGGCCGAGCCGGGTCTGCTGACGGGACCGAGGTCGTCTGGCGTCTTGGCCGCCAAGCCGACATCGTTTCCAGCAATCTGCGCGGTTTCTATGCCGAGCAGTCCTCCCGCGGCAACAAGTTCTGCCTGCATCTGCCGGCCACCTCCTCGACCATCGCCGCTGGCAATATCAGCGCGGCCGCGGCGGCCGCCTCGACCCAGTTCGCGATCTGGAATCCGCTCAACTCCGGCGTCAATCTTGAGCTCACCAAGCTGATTGTCGCGGTGATCTCCGGCACCCTGCCGGCGCCGCCCCTGACCCACAACATGATGCTCAACGGCATCCCGACCATTGGCAGCACTCTGACCAACGGCTCGCTGCTGAACTGTAACCCGACAGGTCCGGGCTCAAAGGCGCGTGCGGTCGCGGTGGCGGCAGGCACGGCGCTTACTGGCGGTGGCGCACTTACGCCCTTCCGAGCCATGTCGCTCAACTTCTCGGCCGGCTCCTATGCCGCGCTCGGCGGCACCAACGCGATGGAAGTGCTCGACGGCGATATCATCATCCCGCCAGGCTATGGCTATGTGCCGTGCTTTGCCGCAGCCGGGACCACGCTACTCAACTCCTACAGCCTGGTTTACGACGAAGTCCCGGTCTGATCTGAATTGCGGCGGTGCGTTGCTGAGGTAGCGCGCCACCCGCAGGTTCGGCCCCATGGCCGAGTTCAATGCGCCCGTCGACATCGGCAATCGCGCGCTGCAGCATTGCGGCGCGGAATTGCTGAACGCCACCCTCGGTTTTACCGAAAATTCCAAGCGCGCCCGAACGGTCGGATTTGCCTATGGCAAGCTGCGCCGCGCCGAACTCGAGCGCAACATCTGGACCTTCGCCACCCGGCGCGCCGCGCTGCGGGCGATCGACGTCAATACCATGCTGCTCACCCCGGCGCTGTGGGTGTCGAGCACCAGCTATTTTGCAGGATCGATCGTCGATGACGGCACCGGCACGCTGTGGGTGTCGCGGATCCAGAGCAACCTCAACAACCAGCCCAATGCCACGCCGACGCCATCGACCGCCTGGGAGCCATATTTCGGGCCGCTGACGGTGTCGCTGTATGATTCGACGCAGACCTATTACGCGGGCGAACTAGTCTATACCGCGGCCGGAGACGGCACCTATCGGGTTTATGCCAGCCTGATCACCGGCAATTCGGACAATCCGGCTACCGGCACGGCATGGAGTGCGACCACCACCTATCGCCCAGGGCAGGTCGTGACGTTCTCGTCCGTGGCCTATATGAGCCTGATCAATTTCAACCTGAACCAGACCCCGACGTCGTCGCCGGCGATCTGGGCGGTCGGTACCACCTATGCCTCCGGCGCGCGGGTCTACGATACCGACAACGGGCTGATCTATACCTCCAACGGCAACGGCAACGTCGGACATGATCCGTCGACCGACGGAGGGATCAACTGGACCTCTACCGGCACGCTGTGCCCGTGGACCACGGTATTTGTCGGGGGCTCAGGCTCGCTGAACTGGCTTGAGATCGGCGGCGCCGAGTTTCCGAACGGCGTTGGACTGGCCACGCTAAATATCCAATATCCACTAGGATCCGGACCGTCGTCGCAGAGTGACACGCGCAATGTCTATCGGATGCCGGCCGGTTTTCTCAAAGAGGCCCCGCAGACGCCAAAGGACGGATCGGCAACGTGGATGGGGGCGCCGACCAACAGTATCTACAACGACTGGGAAATCGAGAACCATTACATCGTCACGCGCTGTAACGGCGTGATCATCCTGCGCTTCGTCGCAGATGTGCAGGACGTGCGCAAGATGAAGTCGATGTTCTGCGAGGGGCTGGCGGCACGGATCGCCGAGGAAGTCTGCGAGCCGCTGACGCAATCTGGATCGAAGCTCGGCGCGATCACGGCGGCCTACGCCAAGGCGATGAGCGAGGCTCGCACCGTCAACGCCATAGAGGCCGGCTCCGAGGAACCGCCGCTCGACGACTACCTCGCCTGCAGGGCGTAGCCATGAGCTACGTCCAGACCTCGTTCACTGGCGGCGAAATATCGCAGGCCGCGCAAGGCCGGATGGATTTACCGGCCTACAAGATGTCGATGAACGTCTGCTTCAACGGCATCCCCGTCGAGAGCGGAGCATGGCTGCGGCGGCCCGGCACCTTGCATGTCGCACCTGCGCGTGGCGGCAAAACCGGCAAGCTGATCAAGTTCGCGTTCGAGGAATCCTTCCCCTACCAGATGGAATTTACCGACGGCTTTCTGCGCTTCACCACGGGCCCGGCACTGGTGATGACCAACGACGCGCAGGCCGTGCTGGCGATCTCGGGCGCCAATCCCGCCGTGGTGCAGACCACATCCGCGCATGGCTGGTCGACCGGCAACTCGGTCGCGTTCAATTCGCTCGGCGTCAATAATCCGCTGCTCCAGAATCGTCAGTTCCTGATCACGGTGACGGACAGCACGCACTTCTCGCTTGCAGATGCGGTAACGGGCGCGGCGATCGACGGTGCGACGCTCGGAGCTTTCGTCTTAGGCAACGTCACCCGCATCCTTGAGATTGCGACCAGTTACGTCTCTGGCTCATGGTCAACCGTGCGCTCGGTGCAGGCAGAAACGCGGACCATGCTGCTCAATGGCACGCATCCGGAAGTGCTGCAAGTCGCGAACCTGCCGACCAATACCACCTTTGCCACCTTCAGCTATGGCGCGGCGGATTTCATCGACGGGCCCTATCTTGATCCGATCGCGGGCTCATTTGTCTCATCCAGCGCGCTCAATGGCGTGGTGACGCTGACGTTCACGTTTGCAGCCTATGACAACACGCGCGCCTACAATATCGGAGATTTTGTTACATCGGGCGGACAGGGCTACAAATCGCTGGTTGCGCTCAACCAGGGCAGCGCGCCACCTTCGGCAAACTGGGTTGCCGTCAATGGTGGCGCTGCGGTCAACAACGGGCAGGGCTTCCTCGTCTCGGATATCGGTCGGCTGATCCGGCTATTGTCCGAACCGCCGTTGTGGAATGTGGCGACCTCTTACGCCGCCAAGGATGTCGTCGCTTATGCTGACGGCAACGGCGGCACTTCCTACTGGACCGCGACGGCCGGCAATCTTGGTTTTCAGCCTGGCACATCGACCAACTGGGCGCTGAACGCCACGGGATCGACGTGGACATGGGCGCAGATCGTTTCCGTCTCAGGCACCGGCCTGATTGCTCCTGCCACCGCGATCGGAACATTGACTGGCGGCGGCAATCTCGCCGCGGCGTTCGATGGCAATACCACCAAGGTATTCGGAAGTTCCGCGACCGCATCTTTCAACATCAACACCGCGCCGAATTGGTCGCTCGGCACATGGGGTGTCGGCCAGTTCTGCCAGTTCAACAGCGTCGAGTTTCAGGCCGCGGTCAACATTATTGCCTCAAGCCCGTTGCCAATCTGGAGTTCATCTAATTTCTATTCGCTCGGCGCGCAGGTCCAGTATGGCGCGGCAACCTATCAGTCGAATGCTCCGCTCGGACCCGGAAATCCCCCGCCGGGCGTCTCGGCAGCATGGGTGCTTAC